TTCTAACATTGCCATCTCAATATAGTCAGTAAATCTAGCTCTTGTATCAGCTTCAGCTTTTAAGTACCATAAGTAACCAGAAGCACCCATTTCACTAGAAACTTCAACCCAACCAATTCTAGACGCATCAGAACCTGACACCTCATAGTAGTCTTTCATTATGATTGGCTTGTTGTTAAATGATTTAAAAGTAGGCTCGTTAGCTCCTCTACCATCATCAGTACCTGTACCAGCAGCTGTAAAGTACTTTGAAGCTTTTGGAAACTCAGAACCATAAACTAATATAGTTGTTGCGCTACCAGAAGTTGTACCTGTTAAAGCAGCAGCACCATAAATAGCTACATCAATTCTATCTGTTGCTACTGTAACTACTAAACCTTTTTTAACTCCGTTAGTAGGGTCAGAAATAATAACAGTATCATTAACTCTAATACCGTGGTTACCAGATGCTACATCAGTGTTACCATCGATATCAGAAATAATATCTAATTGAGAAACAGAGTCAGCACCACCAGCGGTAGAGTGAACGTGTCCTAAATAAGATAAGTGTAAACGACCTTGCTCAGACCAAACAACTTGGTCAGCAGTCATCGCTTCTTCAGCTCCAACTTGTGAAAGAAACCCTGAAATAGTTCTCGGTCCGAAAACTTCAGCTTCTTGCTCCATTAGATCTGGTACATATTGTTGCGCCCATCCAGCTCCAGCTGCTGACGCTAAATCTAGGTAGTTAGTTTGAAACGTTTGCTTTATCGAAGCTGGAACGCTATTTAAACTACCTCCTCCTGTAATTGCCATAATTTTGTAATTTTAAATTGTTATTTTTTGTTTTTAATTTTAAATTTAAAGTCATTAGAGTTATTACCTAGCACTTTTACTTTCATACCGCCAGTATTTATTTGACCGTTAAACTCTTGTCTTGGGTCCATACTAACGTTTTTAGATTTAGCAATACTATCTTTTAAAGCATCAGCTTTACCTTGTTCGTAAAAGTGTTTTGCAATAGCATCAGAATTCATAGCTGTAAATAAACCTTTATGGTAACCCTTAGTATCTTCCATTTCATTATTTTTATTCAAGAACTTCTTGACAAAATTATTAATGTCACTTTGGGTTTCTTTAACATTACCCGCATCTTTCACGTTAAACCTAAATCTTTTTTCTCCAACATTATATTCAAAACCTTTGAAGTCTTTGTTGAATAATTGATTTGTTTTATTTAAAAAAGTACGAGTTTGTTTTTCAGCTACTTCTTGCTGCTCTTTTGACTCTTTGTTGTATCTATTGAAGAAATTAATTGCTTTCTGTTGCTCACTAGTGAGTTTAGAACCATATTTAATATCTTCATAGTATTTGGACTTTGCACCGTCCAGGTGTTGCTTTGCTTGAGCAACTTGCTCCTTCAAAGCTAATTTTTTTCTTTTAATATCTCTATCATCATCTTCTTCTTCGTCAAAAGAAAAAGCATCCTCCATCATAAATTCTATTTCTTCTGAATTAAGATGAGGCTTTGTGTTTTTATAAAACTCTTTTAATAAAGATAAATTATCTAGTTGTGAATAGTCTTTGTTTAACTTTACATAATCTTCTAAGCTACCACCAGTTTCGTCCATAAACTCTACAAGTTTTTGTATGTTTTCTGGAAGCGGCTTACCTGTTTCTTGTGCTTCAACTACAGCTTCTTCTACTTCTTCGGTTAAATCTTCAACTTTTTCTTTTACTTCTTCTTTTGTTATTTCTTCAATAACTGTATTTTCGCTTGTTGCTTCAGGTTGTTTTTCTTCAACTACTTCTTCTGTTATTTCTTCAACCACTTCTTCAGCAGTTTCTTTTTCTAAAACAGGTTGTTCTGTAGTTTTTTCTTCAGTGATTGGTTTATCTAAATTAACTTTAGTAACACTTTCTTTTGCTTCTTCTTTAACAATATTAACTTTAGTAACATCGTCTTTTGTAGTCTTTTCAGCTACAGTTTCTTTTTTCTTTTTTGCCATAATATAATATAATAATAATTAATAATTTTTACCTAGGTCCAAACTGAGACATATCACCTATTGATTCACCTCCTAATACATCATTACCTGATGACTCAAACTTTTTAGCTGGTTGATTGCCTTTTCTTTGCTCTATTAGTTCAGACTGTTGACTAGCTTGTATTCTAGTTCTTTCGTCTTTACGATCTTCTTTTTCTCTTTCTTTCTGTTTAGTATTTTCTACTTCTAAGCCTTTGAGCCTCATATTAAACTCAAACTCTAAAGCCATTAGTTGTTGTTTAGCTTGTATTTCTTGTTGCATTTTTTGTAACTCTAGCTGCGCTTTTAATTGTTCTAATTGCGCATCAGACTGCATAAGTGCTTGCTGTTTTTGTACTTCCATTTGAGCAGCTGCTTGTTGTTGTTGTGTGTTGGCTTGAGCTTGCGCTTGTATATTTTGTTGCTTCATCAACTGATCTTGTTCTATTTTTCTACTTCTACGTATTTTTAAAACTTGATTAGCAAGCTTAACATTGTTTATTTCTCTTACGTCTATAGCATCTTCTAAATCTATTGTTTGCTGCTGCAGTGACATTTGTATATTATTCTCAAGCATTGCTTTTTCTTCTTCATCTGGCATTAGCTCTATAAATATACCAAAGTCATATAAATGAAGCTCAGACATTTCATCAAGCGTAGCAACATTATGTACACCTATACTTTGTATAAACGCATCTCTTGTTGGTGAGTATTCTATAATATCAGATATTCTAAGTGATAGTTGTTCTGCAACCTCTGCTGTTAAAAACAAACCAGAATCTAATATATGTCTTGTAGCCGTGTTACTATTAGCAGCTGCTATTTTTTGTATACCAACTAAAGCTCTATCATCTGGCATACTCCCATCTCTAGCTTCATTAAGCCCTGTTACGTCTCTTATCATTTGTAAATAATAATTGTAATTACCTATAAGAGCCTGCATTTTATTACCACCGTTACCACTGGTTATTTCTTGTATTGGCACTTTACCAGGGTTCATATCACCATCTTGAGTAAATGATCTACCAATTACAGAACCAGTTTGAAAAAACATATTCAATGCTTCTTGTGGATTATAGTTTGTGCCATTACCTAAATCTATTTCAGCAAGTCCATCTGCGTCTAAATAAACACCATCAGGTATCATACGCGACATCACTTGCTGTAGTTTTAAATGTGTAAGCTGAATCATATCAGCAAAACCAGTAATTCTTTTAACTAAAGAATCTATATTTCCTTTATACATACGAGGTGCTACTATACTATAATTCATTTTAACTTTAGTATAATCGCTTTTAGGCCTCATCATATTTTTAGCCATTTCCCATTGTAGTAGTTTGTCAGTACCAACAACCATAGCGCCTTCATATAAAACCTCTATAACTCTATCTAGTCTTGAAAAATCACCTTCCATATCTTGAGGTGGATTAAACTGATCATCTTTTTCTATAGCTTTATTACCACCACTGTTTGTTTCTTTTATTTTATAAACTTCATTCATATAAGTTTTATAGTTAAAATATAAAACTTGTACTTTGTTGTTGTCAAACTCATCATAACTACTAGCATTTTTATAAGAGTTGTTAGTATATAAAGACCTTGAGCTTATTATTTCTTCTAAATCTGATTGTTCTAAGTGTGGAAACTGCTTAGCTAACTCATTAATAGGTATTGTTTTTATTTCACCAACATAGTATATATCTTCAAAATAAGGTGACTCAGTATAAGAATATACTAAATCAGCTGGATCTACATAATCTATAGTAGCGCCTTCAGAAGTGTTAAAGTTAGTTTTTACAGCACCAATACCTAAAACTGTTATATCTCTATAAAATCTTTTTTTAATTAAATCATATCTATTACCATCCATTAAAACATTTATAGCTTGTTCTTCTGCTATTTCTACAGCTTGTTTATAAGAAAGCTGCATGTGTAATTCTAGTTCTTCTTGTGTTTCTGGTAATTCTTCTGGATCATTTTCATAGAGGTTTATATCAAACTTTTCTTGAACAAATTCATTCATTTCTCTAGTGTTCATATCATCAACAATAGATTGCATATATTGAGTTCGTTTTTCAACACCGTAAGGGTCTTGAGAATATGCTTTTACATTATATGCTCTATCTGATATACCATTAACAACTATATCTACGAATTTAGGTACTATAGGCACGGGTGTCCAGTCAAGATTTAAGTAGCTTAAGTCACCATTTATAGACAACTCATCTTTATATTTTTGTATTGATTGATTACCTTCAGCATATAATCTTAATCTATGAAAATCATTATAATGCTTGTGGTATCTATTAATACCATGATCTTTATTAAACCACTCGTGTTCTATAGCTTTAGCAACTTTTAATCCGTAGTCATAGCTAATTTTCTCTGCATCACTTACGACTTGACTCGGGAAATAATTGTTAGTGTACTCTGCCATCTGTTATTTTATTATTTTAGATGTATTGCCGTTGTTAGTATACTTAGCAATACTTATGTTTAATTTGTCTCTTTCAATTTTAGCGTTTGGTCTGTATAAATTTCTATTACAAGCCATAACAGCTAACCCAGAACTTATTGTTGCGTCAAAATTAGTTCTTTTATTTATATTAAATCTAGCCCAATCATTTAGTGTTTTGTTAAAATATATATTACCATAAACACCATCTTCTAAATGCCCAACATGTTGCTGTATGTACATTTCTACAGCAGCAGCGTGTGCTTGTTTAATATCTTCGCTAGAGTTTGGTATACCACCTATTTCTTTTTCTGTTACTGATAGTTTATTCCAAAGTCTATCAGGTCTATTCATGCTAAACCCTCTGTAACCTCTACGTCTTAAATGATATAATAATCTAGGTTTATTGTTTTCTGCTAATAACGGCATACCATAAAATATTAACGCCATTAGTACGTCTTCAAAAAATATTTCAGCAGTTTGTGGTCTAGCTATATATTCTAAGAAAAAATGATTAGGTGGTGCGTCTTCCATGCTAAACTTAGTTAAACCGTGTAAAGCGCCATTAGAACCTTTACCATCTACAGTTCCAGATATATCATAACTATCACAACCAAAAGCACCCATGTGCTCGTTACCAGGGTGTTTTATACCGTTTTTAATAACTATTTTGTTTTGCAAATGAGCTGGCGGAAACCAACTCACATTAAATCTACCTTTTGGATCTGGATAAAATATAACTTGTGTATCTTTTATTCCATTAACCCACTGAAAATTACCAGTATTTACATTACCTTGTGAGCCAATACCTTCGTTATAATCTATCTGCTCGTATATTTTTACTAAGTTAAATATACTGTTTTTTGCCTCATCTCTAAATGCGTGTTCTTCAGTTCTTGGAAACTGTCTGTAAAACTCATTTAAACCATCTTGATCATTTTTTAAACCTTCTGCCTCGTTATCCCAATGGTCTATTATACCATAATCTATTAACTCGCCATCTGGCCCGAAGACATCATGATCAGGCATATAATAGACTGGTTGTCCGTATTCGTCAAGAAATCCTTCATAGTTCCATTCCATTGGGACAAAAAGAGAATATAAACCAGACTTTGTTTGTCCATTACGGTTTCTTTTTGTAACATCTGAATCATAGTATAATTTTTTAAAGTTATCACCTCCTTTGTCTAAAGCATTGCTGGTTGAACCCATCATGCACTTACCTATAACTCTACTACCTAATCGTAAACAAGTTTTAGTTACTCGCCAGTTGTTTAATATATTGTCTGGTCTTTCCCATTTACCACTTTCATCATGTACTAACAAAGCTAGCTTCTCACCATCATAACTATTATCACCAGTATTTTTCCAGTCAATAGTAGTATCAAGTCCAACCAAGTCTTCCTGCTTTTCGTTCGCAACAATTTTTTTACGCGTAAACTTACTTGCAGGAACACGATAAGCAAGTTCAGATTTAGGCCTGTCCATACCGTCTTGTATCGGTTTAAAAAAGAAAGGATAATTAACCGATATTGGAACAACTTTGTCTGTAAACATTTTTTTAGCATCTGAACCTGATTTAGAAAGTATACCATATCTACTATCACTTGATATTGTAGCTAAATTAACTGTTTCTGCTGAAGACATAAAAGAAAATCCAGACCTACGATTTTTAAGGTAACACATACCGTAACATCTTTTATCTGCTTTGCATGCTTCCCAAAATATAAAAAACAGCCTGTTTGCCTCTCTATAATCTGGGGCACCTACATCTATTTTACTCCATTGTAAATACATATAGTGACTACCTGTTATGTATGTTGGATTTTTGTTGTTCATAAACCAAAAGCCTTCTTCTCTACGTTTAAACTCTTCGTCTATATAATCATACCACTGTTCTTTTTGTTCTTCAGGATAAGACCTCCAGTCAAATATATTTTTAAGTTTACTTAACTCTTTTGGATATTCTATTCTTTGCCATTTATTTACTTTGTTTTTGTGCACGTGCACTGGCAGCATTGGCAAAGCAATGCGCAAACCTTGGATCTCAAGTATGTCCCCAATTTTACCAGTTTTAGAGATAACCACGATATCATGTTCTTTATTGTATCCATATTTCCATTTTTTAGTGCGGTTCAACCGCGTTATTGTTGTTTTTTTTATAGGTTCTATGACCTTTACTAAACTTTGCTCGTACATTACTTAGATCTTCCTTC